ACATAATGATTACTATTGTTACTGCTTTTTATGACATTGGTCGTGGAGAATGGACACCAGACAAAGGCCTACCACATTATCTACAAAGAACTACTGATACATACATTGAACGTTTTTCACACATGGCTCAAATGGAAAATGAGATGGTTGTGTTCTCTACACCAGATATTATTGAGAAACTGAAACCTTTGCGTGGTGACAGACCAACAAAATTTGTTTCGTTTGATATTTTTAGTAAGTATGCAGACTTGATTAAAGATGTTAACAACATCCAGAAAACTGATGCATTTCAAAATTTAATTATTCCAGAACAACGAGCAAATCCAGAATATTTGAATGCACATTATGTGGTTGTTAACTTTCTCAAGTCGGTGTTTGTCAATCTAGCAATCAAACACAACATGGTTAGTAATGAATTAGTTTCTTGGTTGGATTTTGGTTATTGCCGCACGGCAGAGAAAGTACCTACAAGCAAGAAATGGTCTTATAATTTTGATGTTAATAAGATGCATCTTTTCAATTATAAAGAATATGATGATAAACCTATACATGAAATCATTGCAACAAACGATGTTTACATTCTTGGTGCAAAGATTGTTGGTGGTGTAACAGCATGGCCTAAATTCGAATCTGCGATGAAAGAATGTTTGATTGAATTGGGTACGAATGGTTTGATTGATGATGACCAAACACTTATGTTAATGTCATCAATCAAATATCCGGAATTATTTGAACTACATAAGATTCCAGACCACCAACTCGGACTTGATCCGTTTGTTATTTTTAGTGACTTTAATAAAGAGGTATGATATGAGTGATATAATTAAATTTAATACTGCAACACAAGCATTTGGTGTTGAACGTGGAGTAACCAAGTGTTCGGGTTATGGACTTGGTGAATTGACCAAAGGCATGAAAAAAGGTTTAGAGATTGGTTGTTCTGAGGCACACACCTCAAAGTTTCTATTGGACACCAATCCAGAATTGACCTTATATTCAATTGATCCTTATGTTGCATACACGGACTGGAACGGTAATGTATTGAATGACCGAGAAGAATTCTTTGGCCGTGTCACAAAAGAGATGGCTGTTTATGGTGATAGATTTGTTTTGATTAGAGACTTCTCAGACAATGTTGTTGACCAGTTCAATGATGAAGAATTTGATTTTATCTTTATTGATGGATTGCATACCTACGAACAATTAACAAAAGATTGCCACAACTATTACTCTAAAGTTAAAACTGGTGGTATCTTCTCTGGTCATGACTACCAAACAATTCCTGGTGTTAATAAAGCCGTTTGTGAATTCGCACCAACAAAAACTGACAAAGTTCTTACAACTGAATGTGATGTTTGGTACTGGTACAAATGAAATCAATTTTCATCATAACATCTTGTTTGATACCTGCAATTGGTGTCTTTAGTCCAGAAGAACGTCTGAAACAAACACTGGAGACTGTTGATTCTATTAGAAATAAATCTCCAGATTCATTCATCGTACTTTCCGATGTATCAATACAATCATTGACAGACCAGTATTCAGAACTTGTTTCTAAGGTTGACTTGTTCTTAAATTTGAATCAAGTTGATTTTTTACTACACTTTACCAAAAACGGAATGAAAAGCCAAGGTGAATGTGCGATGATGCATGTTGTATTGGACTATCTAAAACAGAATTCAGAATTATTAGAAGGTGTTGACCGCATATTTAAAATAACTGGTCGTCTACAACTTGATGATGGTTTTGATATTAATCACTATGATGGGTTGAATGGTAAATATGTATTCAAGGAACGCATACCAACATGGATGAGTGAACCTATTCACGGAGCAACTCATGTTTTTGATACTCGCCTTTGGTCTATGTGTACGTCTTTGATTGATACTCATAAACAAGCCTTAGAAAAAGTGTTCCCTCTATTAGGTCCAATAGACTTGGAACACGCATATTTTGCCGTTTTAGATAAAGAAAAAGTAGTAGAATTTGATAGAGTGTATTGCAGGGGCCAAGTGGCCTCAACGGGTGAGTGGAAATTTGATTGATATAGAGTACTATATATCTAAGCCAAGATTTGACAGATTTGTGAATCTGTGGTATAATCCATTATAAATAACCCTACAGACAACCAAAGTGTGTTGTAATTCAATAGGTAGACAATGTTATCATTCAAAACTTTTTTAACCGAGCAAGAGGATCCTGAAGAAGGCGCCAGCCGTCAGATTAAACATTTGACGCATGTGGAAGACCGTCCTCTACAAAATGGTGAGAAAGGTGCGGCACATGCCATCAAATCATTGTCAGCTGCAGCAGAACACATTAAGGCTGGTAATAAATCATCCGAACTAACCACAAAATATGATGGTTCACCAGCACTTGTTTATGGTCATCATCCAAAGACTGGTAAATTCTTTGTTGCATCAAAGTCTGCTTTCAATAAGACACCAAAGATTAACTACACACCAAAAGATGTAGATATGAATCATGGTCACGCACCTGGTCTGGCCGCAAAGTTAAAAGATGCACTAACGCATTTACCCAAGATTGCACCTAAAAAAGGTGTATATCAAGGTGATATGATGTTTGGTACAGACAAGGAAGATAAGAAAACTGAAAAGGGTGGTGGTACATCGTTTCATCCTAATCCTTCTGGTCTAACATATACTGCACACGGAACACACGAAGGTGGAGTTAAGAAGGCAAAAATTGGTGTTGTAACACACCTATCATACCAAGGCAAAGATGCTGCAAGTCTAAATGCATCACATGAAGTAGACCACGAAAACTTCAATAAACACTCTGATGTATTCTCTGTTGATCCAAGAATGGACACATCAAAGGTGCATTTCAGTCCAGAAGAACAAAAGAAATTTACTAAACACATTACTGCAGCTCAAGCAGTACATGATACACATGGCGGTGACATGTATGCTGGTACTAGTGAACACCATGGTGTTGGTGGTTCATTAGAAACTTATATTAACCACACTGTGCGTACAGGTGAAGAATCTAACCATAAAAACTTTAAGTCTTGGCTGGAAACAAACAAAAATAAAGCAATTGACAAACTTAAAGTCGAAAAGAACAAGAAGGTCAAACAATCAGCTTTAAAAGATGAATTGGGTAAAGTTGAACGTAATAAAAAACACTACAATAATCTTTTCAAAATGCATGGTGAGTTGCAGAAGGCTAAAGATACACTTATTGGTGTTATGAATCAACACCAAGAGTTTCAACACACACACGGCGGAGAATCTGCGAATCCTGAGGGATATGTTTTTCATCACGGTAAAGAATCGGATAAATTAGTTAATCGTGCGGAGTTCTCCCGTAGAAATTTTGCTGGAATAAGAAACATATGAAAAAGTTTTTAGAAAAACTACACGAAGATGCTCAAACTCACACACCAGTTGTGATGGCATTTGGTCGCATGAATCCACCAACTATTGGCCACGCCAAAGTGGTTGATAGAGTGAAACAACTTGCAAAAGACTACAAAGCACCACACCACGTTATTGTGTCACATTCTATGGACACAAAGAAGAATCCATTAGACATTGCGAGTAAAATCAAACACGCAAAGAGATTTTTCCCTGACACAAACATTACCGGTTCAAGTAAAGAGAAACCAACATTTTTACAACATGCAGCTGCACTACATCAAGCAGGCCATGACCACTTGATAATGGTTGCAGGCTCAGACCGTATTCCAGAATACGAACAAAAATTAAATCAGTATAACGGAGAAGGTCCAGGAAAGTTATTTAATTTCAAGAAGATAGAAGTTAAATCTGCTGGTCAACGTGACCCCGATGCAGAAGGTGCAGAAGGTATGTCTGCTTCCAAGATGCGTGACCATGCAAAGAGTGGTGATTTCAATTCGTTCAGACAAGGTGTTCCTGCACATGTTCCAGACAATCATGCTAGAGCATTGTTTCGTGATGTTCGTAAAGGTATGGGATTGAATGAAGAATTCAATCGTGGACTATTTAAAGCAATCTTTGTGACTGGTGGACCAGGTTCAGGTAAAGACATTATCATACGTGAAGCAATTGCTGAGAGTAAATCAGTAGAATTGAATTCAGTACAAGCATTTGACTTATTGATGGACAAACAAAAACTGTCCGAAAAAACAACCGACTATCGTAGAGAAGCTATTCGTAACCGTGGTCCACTAATTATTAATGGACCTGCTGATGACCATACTAGAATAATTACCATTAGAGAAGAACTAGAAGAATTTGGTTATGAAACTGTTATGGTATTTGTTGATACAACCAATGAAGCCAGTAAAGAACGTAATGAGAAGTTGACCAAGTCAATTTCAGAATCAGTTAGATATGATAAGTGGCAATTAGCACAAACTTCAAAGGAAGCATATCGTCAGAATTTTTCCAATTTTATAGATTTCAATAATAGTTCAACCTTCGAAGAAATTCAAGAAGACATTACTGACACTTACGGAAAAATAAATAGGTTCATCGAGGACAAAAATTACAATGAAATTGCGTTCTCTTGGTTGGAAAGTCGTGGTAAAATTAGTATCACATCATTATTTAAGGAAAATGAAAATGTTAAGAAAAATTCTAGATTTTTTGAAAGTTACAAAACCAAACGCACCAGTGGAAGTCCAACTCTCAACACCGGTATCGGTCCAAGAGCCGAAGGTCCAGGAAGCGAACTCCCAGATAATCGTGCAGGAGACAGTAACGCCGACAACATCAAGTGGGACGGAAACAAAAAACGTGGCGGTTACACCTTCAGAACCTACACCGAAGAAGGTCCCAGCCTCAAAGTCAGTCCAATCCCCAAAGAAGACAACTTCTCCAAGGACAAAGAAAAAGTAAAACGTAATCGTTTCAGAGATTCACCAACTGTTAATCAACGTATGAGAAACATAACAACAGTTGGTCCAGAATTTGATACACGCCAACAGGGAACAGTATACCCTATGTCTGGTCTAGGCGATGTAACATATAGAGAACATGTAGATTTCAAAAACTTTAGAGAGTCGCATAATGATCCTGCCGATTCTGAAATGGGTGTTTACGGTGTATTGGGCGGTGCAACAAATAAAGAACCAATGGAAAATCCAAGAGATAAATTTGGTTCAAGTTCAATAAAGAAGAAAAAGAAATGAAAAAATTCACAGAGTTTGTAAGAGAATCTACACCAGAAACATCACACCATGATGCTCAAGAAATCAAACGTCAAAAGACACACTTGATGGACAAAGCAAAAGAGTATGGTGACCAAGCACAAAAAGAAAAACAGTTCGGCCACGGCGGAGCAGCAGAAGCTAAAGGTGAGACCATGGTTGCAGCTGCAAAAAATATTAAAGGAGATTAACATGATAAACTTAAAAAAGAACGATGCACTTGCTGATGCGGTAAAAGAAATTTTACAACAAGAGGCACTAAAAGGCAATCAACATTTAATTGATAAAAACAAGAACAATGAAGTTGATGCACATGATTTCAAAATTCTTCGTGGCGAAAAGAAAACCGTCAAAGAAGAAGAAACCGTTGAAGAAGGTCTTAAAGATATTGCCAAGAAAGCTTTCAAAGCTTTGACTGGTGGTTCAGATGAAGACCAATTAAAAGCACTTCAAAAAAGAACGGGTGTACCACAAACTGGTAAAAAACCAGTAAAAGAAGAAGTTCAAGGAAAAACTTTGAAACAATTCAAAGAAGGTTGGGATGAAATGATGGCTGACGTTAAGAAACGTGGCGAACCACAACCAAACGGTGGATCAGGTAAGAAACAAGGTTCTGCATATGGTGGTTCTAAACAAAAGGACAAGCCAGAACAGGATACAGAAAAAAAGTAACTGAGGCAAAAGGACCAACCAGTCAGGAAGACGGACCTTTTGTCTCTAGTATTAATGATACACACGATTTAAAACCACTGAACCATGCAAGGTACTTGGCCAAAAAATCTTTAAATAGAGTTCAAAAAGAAATGATGAACAAATAAGGCACAATAATGAGCAAAGCACAAACATTAAAATCCGTACTTAAAAAAGGTGGTGCCGAAAAACCGTCTTTTGGAACCAATCCTTGGGATCCATGGTCTGCAAAAGCAAACATTGCGGAAGATGCTGCTTTGGATCAATATTTGACTTCTAGAGGTATCAATCCAAAACATGTTTCTAAAGACCAAAAGGTTGCACATTCCAAGATGGGACAATTCATCAAATGGAAAAGAGACCACATGTCAGAAGCTGTGGATAGAAAAGATACAATTATCTTTGATATACCTTTATTGATTCGTGTATTAGAGTTTGCTCGTGAAGAATTAAAATCGGATGTACTTCTACATAAAATGGTAGAAAGACTGATTTCAATTCGTGGCAAGGGAACTTTGACCATGAATCAGTATGGTAAAATTATTAAAGAAGAAGCTGAATCTTTAGGTGAATCTTTTCCTGAATATGGTGAAAGAGCCAATAAACTTTTAAAAAGAAGTCATGAACTGTATGATAAATCTCGTTCAGAACCAGACGCTTCAAAGAAAAAAGAAATGGCTTCTAAGTCAACAAGAGCTCATGGTATTTTCATGAAAGCCAAAGAAAAACACTTGAGTCGTCATCCTGAAGATGCAGAATCTTTACGAAACAAAACAATGTCTGGCGCAAGCAAAGATTATACAAGTGGCAAAAGATGGACTGGTGATTCTGTTGAACACTCAGATGATACGAATGTCATTTCTGAAATCAGTTCAGAAACATTGCAAAGTTATAAAGATAAAGCGATGAAGTCTTCTGATGATTTGGCTTCAAAAGGCCAATATAAAAAATCGAACGACCGTCTGTTGAATCACATGAAGGCCACAGGCAAACAAATTGACAAGACAACTGCTTCGATTAAAAAATCTTTAAATAAAGAAAATACACAAGACCCGATGGCCGCATCATCAATGCCTAATGACGGTGCAAATAGTCCCGATGATGTTGAACAACCAAAGAATAAAAAGTTGATTCAAATGTCTAAGTCTGCTCGAATCATTAAATCCATCTATAAAAGGAAGGGAATGAAAGAGGAAATTTATGACCATGAAAAGGAAGACAAGTCTGTTGCAACTTATGGTAAAAAACCAAAAATGCAAAGTGTAAGTACTGATTTAGAAGAACCACAAGCCGCAGCCGTATTAACAGGCGGTACTACCTTGACTGGTGAAAAAAGAGATACCATCGAAATCGACCCTATGATGAAGATGCGTAAACCAGTTTCTGGAAAAAGATAAATAGTAAATATAACCCACGGTTAAAAGGAGAATAACATGTCATCTTGGGGAAATAACGATAACGCAGCTAATGCACCATATTGGGCTGTTGAGACAGTACAAACAACAAATGCGCCAGTTGCATCCGCACCAACAGCTGCAAACGTTGCACTGTTGTATGGTAATACACAATTCCAGGCATATACACAAGGTATGACTGTTGGATTGTTCATGGTAGATGCTACAGAAACCACTGCTGGTGGTGATAATGTAGTAGATATCTCATTGTCAAATCAAGGTTCTGGATATGTCGAAGCACCTGGTGTTTCTATTGTAGCTAGTGCTGGTGCATATAGTGCAACTGCAACCGCTACTATTGCTGCTGGCCTGGTGAGTAATATTACAGTTGCAAACACAGGTGTTGGTTACACATCAACTCCAGCAGTTACAATTCAAGTTCCAGTATTAACTGTTCCAACAGCTTCAGTGATTGCTGCCAATAACGTAGTAATGTATACTGCTCACGGTCAAGCAAATAGTGCTGCTCTTGTTTTCAATTGGGGTGGTACTGCTAACATTGCTGGTTTAACAAATGCAAACACATATTATGTTGTACCCGTTGATGCAAACCGTTTCTCATTGGCAACAACTGCTGCAAATGCTGCAAACAACGTTGTTATTGATATCACATCTACCGGTGAAACAGGACAATTCTTTACGATTGTTGATGGTGTACGTGCAACAGCAATTGCAAGTCGTGGTTTAAGTCAAAGTGTTAGTGGTGCAGAACACGCAACACACATTGGTTGGAACATAAAAACAGTTGGTTCCGGTGGCCGTGCAGGTCGTGTTCAATACGAAACGTTAGTTGCCATTTCCGAAGTTATAGGTGATGGTTCAGACGATATTTCTTTACCTGACGCTTAATAAAAGGGGCTTCGGCCCCTCTATAATATGTTCGATGAATTGAATGAAGATAATTTTATGATGTATGCTGCAAAATGCTATACATCACCACATTGCATTATGTCGGAATTTGAGGGAGATATCAAAAGAACGAAATACCTGAAAAGGTTATTTCGTAGATATAAGGTCACAAAATCCCTCAAAGAACGATTAATTATAAACCATATCATTTTATTGAATAATGTTTTTGGTCCAGAAGCAACGGCAAGAATATTGTTCTATAAGACTGATGAACGTGATTATGATATTCTAAAGACTTTTTTAGATTATCTAGATATCATGCCTGATTTTGTTTATGGTATTAATGGAAAAACTATATCATCATCCGATTTACCACTAGATATGAATGTCGCAGAGATATTAAGAAACATATGAAAAAATTTCAAGAATTTATTAACGAAGTAAAAGAACCAACAGGCGACCTAAAGAAAGCTTGTTGGACTGGTTATACTGCTGTCGGAACAAAAAAGAAAAATGGTAAAACCGTTCCTAATTGTGTTCCAGAAGAAGTTGTTAAGGAAGGTCATGGTCCTTGGGGCAAAATGACACAAGATAAATTGGATAAGATTGCAAAAGCCAAAAAACGTGAAGAAAAAGAAAAAGGTGTTCTGAGAAAACCTGGATCAACGTTACGAAAAGATACAACTAATTATGTTGCTAAAGTAAATAAACTTTCTGAGGAAGAACTAGAAGAAAACCATATTGCTATCGCCATGGGTAAAGAAATGGATGATGAAGGTAGTATGATTATGAATCAACTGGATCACATGGAACGTTCCATCAACATGATGCGTGGTGTGGTTAAGGATCCAAATATGCAGATACCTGCTTGGGTTCAATCTAAAGTAACATTAGCTGCAGACTATATTGAAACAGCTGCTGGTTATATGTCCAGTAAAAATGAAGAAGTTGACTTAGAAGAAACTGCTGCATGGCAACGCAAAGAAGGCAAAAGAGAATCTGGTGGTTTGAATCAAAAAGGTGTTGATTCTTATCGTAGAGAGAATCCAGGTTCCAAACTAAAAACAGCTGTGACAACAGAACCATCAAAATTAAAAGCAGGTTCAGCTGCAGCGAATCGCCGCAAATCATTCTGTGCTAGAATGTCTGGTATGAAGAAAAGATTAACTTCAGCGGCAACTGCTAAAGATCCAGATTCTCGCATCAACAAATCCTTACGTAAATGGAATTGCTAATGAAAACATTTCAAGAATATATTACAGAAAAAGGTAGATGCTGGACTGGTTACAAACCTGTTCGAGGTAAAAAAGCATTCTCTCCAGGAAGTTGTGAGAAGGTGTCTGAAAATATTAACCATACTTATAGTGAAAATGAAAAACAACACCATACACATGTTGCAAATCAAGATTTAGATTTTGGTAATGGGCATGTTGTTAAAAAAGGTTCCACATTAAGAAAAGTTGATGGTTCTAGTAAAATGTATGTGCATTTGAAAAATGGTAAACCAGTAACCAAAACACATCCCATATTAAGTTTACCTAAAACTCATGTCACTGCAATAAATGAAGAAGGTATGTCAGCTGCGCCGACCAATACTGTTGGTGGTGGAAACATTGCTGGGTCGGGCGGCGCAGGTGGAGAACCAGGTGTTTCTAAGAAAAGAAATCCAGTAATGTCATTCGTCAAACGCAAACAACCAAATATGTAACATGTGGATATTGCAATGGTTACCTAATTGGATATTCTACGCCGTCTTAATAGCCGGCGTTTTTGGTGTGGCCGCATCATATTTCATTAGATTCCTTAGTTTCATTCCTTTTCTTTACATTTACAAAACACCTATACAACTTGGTTCAATTGCTGCAATTGCCATTGGAACTTTTATGTCAGGTGCGATATACGATAATGACGTATGGGAAACAAGAGTAAAAGAAATGGAAGCCAAAGTTGCTGTTGCTGAAACACAATCAAAAGAAGAAAACATCAAGATTGTTGAAAGAGTGGTAAACAAGATACAAATAGTCAGAACCAGAGGTGAAGACATTGTTAAATATGTAGATAGAGAAGTGGTCAAGTATGACACAAAATTTGCACCAGGTGGTATCTGTGAAATTCCAAAAGAGTTTATCAAGGCACATAATGATGCAGCTGAGGCACCAAAATGAAATACTTGTTAATACTATTGGTACTGGCCGGTTGTTCTACAACTGTTCCTGTTACAATGAAGTTTCCGGAAGTGCCAGATAAATTATTACAAAAATGTCCCCAGTTACAAAAATTGGGTGAAGATGTAAAATTGAGTGATGTAAGCAAAACTGTTACAATTAATTATAATACTTATTATGAGTGTGCTGTGAAAAATGATGCATGGATTGAATGGTATCAAATACAAAAACACATTTATGAAAGTGTAAAATAATGGAACTGACCAAAGAACAACTAAAACAATTACTTCCTAAAAACCCATACGTTGACCATTGGCACAACGCATTGTCAATTTTATTACCTGATTATGAAATCAACACACCTCAGAGAATAGCTGCTTTCATAGCACAGTGTTCACATGAGTCTGGTGGGTTCACTACATTAAAAGAGAACTTAAACTACAAACCTGCAACCTTACGCAAAATATTTCCAAAGTATTTTCCAAATGATGAGATTGCTAATGATTATTGTTCACGACCAAACAAACAAGCAGCAATTGCAAACAAAGTCTATGCATCACGCATGGGTAACGGTGATGAGTCATCTGGTGACGGATACAAGTTCTGTGGTCGTGGATTGATTCAATTGACCGGTCGTGACAACTATACCTTCTTTGCTGGTTCATTAAGCATTACAGTAGAAGAAGCGTCAGAATATCTACAGACATTTGAAGGTGCTGCTCAATCAGCTTGCTGGTTTTGGGAAACAAACAACTTGAATCAATGGGCAGACAAGGGTGACATTGTTACATTAACAAAACGAATTAATGGTGGTACAATCGGATTAGAAGACCGTATCAAACATTATGAACATGCACTACATGTTCTTGGAGTTTAATATGAAAAAAATTCTATTAGTACTTGCATTGTTACCTTGTTTGGTGTTTGCACAAAAAACACCACAAGGC